TTACAGACGACTTGACCAGGGCCGCGAAGCTGACCCGTAGGATGCCGTTTGCGGGGACGACAACCCCAGTGATTTCATCGGCCGTGGTCAGCGTCCCGAAGGCCGTATTGGTCCGGCTCTCTTCCGTGGCTATGACTTTTGGTGTGTACCAAGTGAGCTTGCTCTGCGAGAGGGATTCCGTGGTGACCTTGTTTTCGCTGTTCAGGAGACCGTTGAGCGCATCCCGCAGCGTGACCAGCGACCCCTTGACCTTGGAGTCCGCCGTACTGCGCGGTTCTCCCCCGCTGGGAAGTTCTGGGTTGATCGTGCCAGTCACTAGTCCTCCCTTACGAGGATCGAGATTGTCTGAGAGAGGACGCGGAAGTTGTTTTCATCATCGTTCACGTATTTGACGCTGGCCGAACGCCCTATGCCCACCGTGTGGTAGTGGCGGTCAACGACAACTTCGTTTTCTTCTTCGAATTCCCCGTCGCCCGAGCCTTCGAAGGTGGTTTCGTCGGTTTCTTCGAAGATGCCCCCAAGGGGTTCCCCCGAGGTCTCCCACGCTTCCCCTTCGATGACTTCGAATTCGTCTGAGTAGTCGAAGGCGATCAGCGCTTCCCACGCCCCGACCCCATCCACCCGCATCTCAGGGATACGCTTGACTTTGTGCGGGTCGATGTAGCGCAGGTACCTGATGGAGCCGGAGAAGCCCCAGGCGTAGTAAGGGCTGACGTAGAAGCTCTTGCCTTTGTACTTGGAGCCGTTGTCGGTGAAGGTGCCCGAGACAAAGGCTTTGCTCACTCGGGCCGTGGTGGTCGAGTCGGCCGAGTAGAGGACGGGCGTTCCTCCGGGGTCCAGGAGCGCGTACTGGTTCGTGGCGCAGTCGTGCAGCCACCAGCTTGAAGAGAGCAGGTCGTACTCAAGGGTGTGGTCGTTCCGCGTTCCCCCGGTTGAGATCGAGAGGTAGTAGCGGCGCTCTCTGAGAGTCCCGGCGGCGAGTGCCTGGGTCGAAGGAGAAGCTGCGACTTCGTCAAGAGTCGGCTTGATCGTGTCCGAGAACGGGGAGACTTTGACTCCGTCGGTGGAGCAGACCCCCTGGTCCTCGGAGAGGAAGAACAGCCCTGCGGGGGTCTGGACGATTGAGCGGGGGGCGACGCAGCCGATCTGGTTGGAGATCTGCCTGTTCGCCGCCGTCACCGCGTCATAGATCGCGTAGGCCTTGCGGGCCTTGAAGACCATCAGGTAGTTCCCGACGACCCCTATCCCGGTGATGACCTGGCCGTCGTTGGGCTCGAGGTCGACGTAGTTTTCCGAATCCCAGTTCAAGGGGTCCGGGGTCGAGCCCGTGATGCCCGAGTACCAGACCCGGGAGCCTTCAGCGGCCCAGAGACGCTCGGAGAAGGCGGTCAGGTACTTGGCGCCTTTGGGGACTTCCCCGGTGCTCGCTTTCCATTCGGAGGTCGAGCCTGCCGAGCCGTCCCAGCGAACAGGGGTATCGGTGCCGTTCAGCCCGAAGATCGGCCCCGCCGAGCCGTTGACTTCGCTCTGGGCAAACCACCAGCGGGTGTTCGCGGCCAGACCTGTTTTCAGGGCCGAGGCAACCCCGGCCGTGGTCATCTTGAAAATCGTGTCGGTGCTTGAGGTGGTCGCCACCCCGAGCAGGCTCTTGGTCGAGGTGTTCGCGGGAAAGAGCGTGTGGACGCCCGTTCCGTTGATCGGCGAGCCGGTGAGGGTCGCTCCGCTCAGTGTCACGAAGCCGTTTCGCTTCTCGATGTCCCCGGTCAGAGAGGTGTGGACATTCAGAGCTTCACGGCACTGGTTGTCAGCAGCAAGGTAGACGCCGCCCTGGGTGTTCAGGCCCCCGGAGAAGTCCTCATAACTTATTGGCCACCCCCTCAAGGCCCCCTACCTCCAACTCGCATACGGGGGTATCCCGTGAGCATCCCCCCACGATCCGTCGACCTGACGCGGCCCGTCGAAGCTGTCGTGCTGCACCTCGCCCCGCAGTTTGAGCAGGCTCTGTTCCCAGATTGCCTGCCAGGTGGAGGCTGCCGCGTAGTCGTTCTCCCGCAGATAGGCTTTCCACATCGGGTAGCCGATAAGGGTCTGGTGATACTGCACGGGGAGTTCGGGTTCGTCTGAGTCCGCCACCATGTCGGCCGGGAGCTTCCAGTAGCGCAGGGTGAAGGTGTAGACGCCATCAGGGGTCGGGTAGAGGATCAGTTCGTCATCGCGGACCACGTAGGCATAGGGGCGTCCCGTCGATTCAGGGAGGGCGTCGAGGTCCCGAACGTCCATCGGGGCGACGAGTTCGTGGCTTTCGATGTAGAAGAAGTCGAGAAGGCGCCCGTAGTTTTCGGGGAGAACGTAGCCTTCGGTCGTCGGCGTGGTGGTAACGGCCGTAGTGGTCTCCATGTCGCGAAGCTCGGCGGAGATGGCGACCTGGCGCTGGGCCTCGTTCAGCCACTGCTTGACCAGCGGGCGGTACTTGTTGGGGCTGAACTGGAAGGCCAGCACCTCTTCCTGGAGGTCTAGGTAGGTCCTGCCCGCGATGCTCACGCCGCACTCAATGTCTCGGTGGCGTCGATGATCGTGTGGCCCTTCATGTCGCCGTTGCGGATCGGGAGGGAGTCGGCGGGGATCGAGAAGATCGCGCCCTGTTTGTTGATGTGACCGCAGAGCAGGCCTCCGTCGGCCATCATCGTCCCGTCGGCCTCTTCGAGCTTGCGACAGAAGTAAAGGTCCTCGCCCTCCTCGGAGTGGTTCTTGCCTTCGGATTGGCGCACGAACTTGAACCACGGCTCCTCCACCTTCTCGAAGGCGCTCATGCGGATCAGGCAGCAGCCCATCCCACAGCCGGTGATTGGGAACTGCTCGTTGAACTTCCAGTCCCAGGACGGCCCGGGGTTGCCCTCTCGGAACACAAGGGTCTGGGGGGGGTCGGTCTTGGTCACGTAGACCCCCGAGAGAAGGTCCCACTCAGGGTGGTTCTCCATCAGGTAGACCATGCGCCGTAGGCCCTGGTTGGGGATCAGGGTGTCGTCGTCAATGAACATGAGGTACTTGGCCCCCATCTCGCGGGCGTCGAGGACGCTTCCGTTCCTCGCGTCGTCCACTTCCTCGCCCGTGATGAAGCGAAGCGCCCATGAGTAGTTCACGGGCGGCTCAAGCATCTTCAGGGCGGAGGCCCACTCGACGCGACAGCTTCCCCTGGAGGGGACAGCGATCACAAGGTCAGCTTCAGACACTCGCTATCTCCTTCGGGATAAAGACTCTCTGTTGGTCATAGCCGAGGTCGTGTCGCATCGCGTAGGCCATCTGTTCGTACATCTCGCCATGCTTCTCGAGAAACTCATGGTCTTTCTGTGCGCGGGCCTCGGCCTCGGTTCGCTCCAGCTCGTCGGCAAAGGAATAGCCCGGTGCCTGGCAGCGTTTGTAAATCTCGCCTACGTGGTTGACGAGGCGGTGGTCAAGTTCTTGGGCGGTGGTGATGAGGTAGCCGTCGCCCTCCGGTTCCTCATCGCCCTTCCAGTACACGACGAAGTATTCGCCGGCCTCTGAGTAGCGCAGGCGGAAGTGGTGGTCGATCTCGTTGAGGGCATTCGCCACGCCCTGTACGTCATCGTCTATCGGGACCAACTGGCCCTCGCGGCCCTTGGCGAACATGGCGAGTGAAGCGGGGCGAATCTCCATGCGTCCTTTCCTTAAAAGTTGGGGCCACGCCCGAAGGCGCAGCCCCACTCTCAAACCTACGACGGGTTGTCGTCGGTGATGTAGATGATCTTGGCGTTGCGGTTCGGCGCGACGCAGCCGAGGGCGCAATACCACGAGAAAAACGCCTGCCAGGTGGCGACCTTCGTGCCAGATGACGAACCGTCCTTGAGGTGGAACACACCGCCGCCCGCCTGATCCATCCAGCCCGGGGTGGACTGTTGGAACCAGCGGAACGACTCCTTGTTCAGCCCGAACGCGGTGTTGCGCGGGGCGTCGTCGTCAGCGATGACCGGAACCTCATTGACCAGGATGGCCGAGTAGCCACCATGGACGTTGACGGCCTGGGCATCGTTGTACCGCTTCTGGGACTGGTAGGTGTCCGCCAGCCTTCTGCGGATACCGCGCGTGGTGAGGAAGACCTCAACCTCGCCCTGGCCCGAGAAGCCGACATCGTCGGCGGACTGCTCGAACACAGACTCGCCCGCGACCGACGTAGCGGTTGCGCTGGTGCCTGCTTCCCGGACGTTGCCGTTCCAGAACTCGTTCCCGGCGGTTTCCGAGTTGATCGAGTGGAGGGTCCGTTTCGTTTCGATGATGTTGCGGAGCCCGTCCATCTCGTTGTTGCGGCTTTCCTGAAGGTAGACCCCGAATTTGGTGTCAACCGTCCCGGCCACTTTGGTCGAGAGTTCGATGGTCTTGGTGGTGCCGCCCGTCCGTTTTTTGATCGAAACGGAGGTGACGCCTTCGGTTGCGACGCCATCGGTCTTGCGGCGAACATCCACCGGGTCTCCGACTGCGACGTACTGGACCGATTCCAATTCCAGGACGGTTGTTTCCGTCTGGGATTTGGCGACGGTCGAGAGGAGGCCGTCTCCGGTCCCGAAGACCTGGCGGTTGATGTCCTTGCGGAGATCGTTCGCGCAGCCCTTCGTCTCGGCGTCGAGAATGTTGACAAAGGCACCCTCGTTTGACTGAGAGGCCTTGATCGAGCCATCAGTGACCTCGATGGCCGAGTAGTTGTAGCGGATGTTGACAATCGCGTCCTGCCAAGACTGCGTGCCGGCGGCGGGCAGGTTGCCCCCATCAGCGCGTGAGCCACGGCCACGGTTGCGGTTGGTGTGCACGGGGATCACGGCCCGGCGACCTGTGTGGTCGATGGACTGCGAATCGCGCTCGATCTGGTCGATCAGGTACGTCTTCTGATTCAGCTGCTCGACTACGGGACCGACATACAGGTCCTTGAGAATCGCGTCGGCAGCAGAGAGTGTCTGCGTTGCCATGAGGAAACTCCTGGTGTCAGAGGGACAAGGATTTCCTCAGTCGCGGTGAATCAGGCGCTGTTCTTCAGCCTTTCGGCTGCCATCGCCTTGAGGCGGGGGTCACCAAACGAGGTGACTTTCTCGGGAGACGTAGAAGCGGCCCCTGGACCCTCTGGGGTCTGTGGCTGCTCTGCCTTGTCGGTGAACAGGGCCTTCTCGCCCTGGCCGATCAACTGCTCGTATTCCTCAAAGCCCTTCTGGATTGGGTTCGGGTCCTCGTCCGCGTGGGAGTAGGCAAGCCTGACGATCGCATCCTCTGCGCCCTTGGGAAGGTCCGGGTGCTCTTTCCGAATCCCCTCGAGCTGAGAGGTGATCTCCTGGCTTGCCTCTTGCTCCAGGCGTTCTTGCTCTTGTGCCTGGAACTTCTCCTGAATCGGAGAGGTGGCCTCGGCCACTTTCTCCGCAATCAGCTTCTCGATGTTCTCTTGCGAGAAATCGTCCACTGACTCCAGGTCGAGGTCGTCACTTTCCTGCTCGCTGAACTTGTCGAACAGGCCCATTTCTTTCCCGACGTTCTGCCACCACTGGCCGAACTGTTCGGGATCGTTCGCCATTTTGGCGAACTCCAAAAGCCCCTGGAGTTCATCGGGCTGCACATCTGTCAGACCGAGTTCTTCGTAGGGTGCCCACTGTTTCTTGTAGTCGGCTGCCTCTTGGAACTTCTTGGTTACGTTTCCTTCGATTGCCTTGAGATGCGGGATGAACTGCTCCCGGATCTCGGGTGCGACTGAGTCGAGGTCATACAACCCCGAGTCGGTGGTGGCGTCGCCCTGGCCCTCGCCTGTATCGGCGGGCTGTACGTCGTCAGCCATGTGGTACTCCTATTCCCGACTGTGACTTGCCCCTGGCGCGTAGCTGTACCCGTAGGCCCTGGCTGGCGCTGTGGCGGTCCCTGGTCGATTCGTGTTGAGTGAAAGTCTTAGGTGGCTTCGGTGGACGTCGATTCGCCGCCCTTGGAGAGGATCGCCTCGGCGGCTTTCTGGATTTCCGCCGAGATGCCGTTGGCCTCTTTCTGGCCCGGCGAAGGTCCGTCCACTCCGACCGCTGCCTTGCGGTAGTTCTCTCCGGTCCCGTCTGTGCCGGGGGCGACCCTTAGAGCCGCTCTCGCGCCGGGGGTGTCGTGTCCGGGGGTTGGCTGCCCCAAGGCCTTCTGGAGGCCCTGTACGGCCTCCTGGACGCCCTTGGGCAGCTCTGCGCCGCGGGTACGGGAGTTGAAGAACTCAAGCGCCTGCATGAGGCGCGTGGCCTGTGAGTTGCTCACTTGCCTCTCCTCGCAGCGACGGCTTTCTTCGCCATGCCGGACTTACCATATTTCTGGTCGCCGATAAAGGCTGCGAGCGCACGTGGGTTCGATACGCCCTTCTTCTTCGCCAGCTTCCCGGCGAGTTTGTCGAATGCGCTCATAGTTCTCCTATTCGGGAAGTGGCGCCCAGGAGTCGCATACTTCCGTGGGCTGGGTCCGGTAGTCGTAGAGGTCGCAGAAATTCTTGTCGTAGTGCAGGCAGGTGGAGCAGGACCTGTGGGTGTCTTCGGTCATGTGGAGGTTCGGGGGGCGGTGACCGGAGTTGGGGCGTTCGGCGTTTTCTTTCATCATTTGCTGCATCGCAGCTTTGATCGAGCTAGCCACGGGCAGGAGGGGTCGGGGCGGCTTGCTGTTTGGCAACGTCGAGCGCAGCTTCGTGTGAGCCCTGTTCCAGCGTCATCTGGTGTTCGGCTCCCATCTGGCCCTGCGCTGCTGCGGCCTGTGCTTGGACCTGCATGTCGACCTGCTGTTTGATCCGTTCGCGGTGGGCGCTCACGTGGAGTTCGACTAGCTGCTTGACCTGCGGTTCGAGTTGCAGGTAGCGGGCGGAGCGCTGGAATTCCTCGTGGCCGTCGATGTGGTCCTGGTCTTCGTCGAAGGCGTTGATGTCCACCGCTTCGCCAAGGGCCATATTCCGGTTCTCACGCTGGATCTGCTGCTCTGTCGTGGAGAGGCCCGAGAACAACTGATCCAGAGCGCCGACCTGGTAGTCCTTGAAGACCTTGCGTAGGTCGCGCTGATTCGGGGCCATCCCGTACTGGAACATGGTCTGGAGGATCTCCAGGATCGCCGCCTGCTTGGCGGCGTCGGAGCGGGGCATCGCCGAGCCGGCCTGACACTCGACCGTAGGCTCCTCGCCCATCATCACGCCCCGGAAGGCGAAGATGTCCCAGTTTTCATCCTCTCCCGCGATCCGCAGGATTCGCTCATCGGTGGTGAACCGTGCGCGAAGGCGGGCGAGCTTGGTTCCGGCCTGCCCGAGGGAGAACTCCATGTCCTGAACCTCGGGACCGATGCGGGTGTCGTCTGCCTCCTGAAGGAGGTTGATAGCCGAGGCTGCCGTGACGCCTGTGGGTACGGTGGCTTTTGAGACCTCATGCAGCCCGGAAATTTCGACCATTGACGCTTCGATCCGCTCGACCTGGTCCACCACGTACTGAGGCATGTTGGGCGGGTTCAGGTAGGAGGGGATAGCGTCGGGGACCGTGGAGTCGTAAAGGATTTCCTCGCCGGGGACGCCCGTGTAGAAGACGTTGGCCTGGCGGGACTTCATCAGGGCCGGGTTGCCAATCCGGTTGGCGTTCTCCT